GTTGTAAATAAATTGATGCATCTTTTGATGCTGTTAGGAAATAGTATGCCATTATCTTACTCTACCTTTTATGTCCGAATCCGGATATTTAATTTCAAAAATTGAAGGGTCTAATGATGGATATACAATCTTATCTTTAGTTGCCGCATCTATGTTATATGAATTTGGTGAATATTTTCCACCACATTTATTTATTACCTTCACATATGGTACAGATGAAACTCCCTCAACATTTGCTATAAGTAACTCAACTTCACTCAAATTTATTGTTTGATTAAAAGCCCAATTATCAATATTAAAATAATCTTTTAATTCTGATATACACTTTCCTAATACTTCACTTTTGTTATAATTTTGATATGCTGCTATTTCAAATTCTAATCCAATATTAATTATAAACCCATCATTCATATTTATACCATCGGTAAGAATTCTATATTCATTAATGTAGGTTTTTAAATTTTCTTTAACTGCTCTATTAACAGGAGTTAATCTGCCAAACAAATCATAACCCAACAAATACAAATTAATTGCAAATGGATTATTTTTTTCATTTTCGTTTGAAGTTTTACCTATTAGATATTTTGTTATTTCTTCTTTTATAGTTTGTTGAGATGGCTCTTCACTATCAGGTTTACTCACAAAACTCATAACCAAATCAGTAAACTCTTGTAAGTTATTTGGAGATGCTAATATAGATGATGGTGAATTGTTATCCAACGTACCATCAGCCACAGCGTATGCTTTTGCAATTGCTCCATATCTAGTTGGCATTGATAATGTTCTAACTTGATAATCTTTTGCTGTTACTGCTCTATTTTGAGAACCAAAATTTGCCAATGCGTTTTGTCTAATTTCTTCAACTGTCTCACCACCTCTACCACCAGTTGCTGGTACTTCGTTATCAATTGCTACAGAGTTCTTAGTTGCATCATATATAGCCTTTTCTGCATCGGTAAGAGATTCATTATCTATTTCAAATTCAATTCTATTAATTCTAGTTAATTGACCCGTAGCCACATTTGATGTAACTCCACCACCAACTAAATACTTTACAGTTATAGTTGTATTGGCAGGAGATGTTCCATATGTTTTTGTTTTTAAGAAATTAGTTGGGTCAAATGATTCCTCTAATCTATTAATAGAATTTGGTAATCCCAATCCAACATTTTTAAGATTTGGAATTAACTGCTCATCAGATGCAGTTGGGTCACCAGCTCCAAATTGAATAGTAGTTGTACTATCTTCATTTACTTTAACAACAAATCTTTTCGGAGTTTTTATTGTTTTAAGAATATATGGTACAGTTGTTTTAAATTGATATAAATCTGGGTCATTAGCTTCAGTATTTGGTTTATCTATGAATACCATTTCTTGCCCTAAATACGGAACTTCATACCATTTGTTATTATTAGAATCTCTTACATCGTATATTGATATTACATTAGTTTCATCCAATAAAATTTTTTGGAATGGAGTGTATGAATCAAATGTTACTTCTTTTTCTAATATTTCTGCTGAAATAGCTTGAACATATTTTTTAATTAAATAAAAAGTTGGTTCACCAGTTACAACATCTCTTTGATATACTGTAATCTCTCTTCCTGTTTCTTCTGAAAAATCCACAACATCCGTAGCTCTGAATATAATATTATTTTTAGTAGAGCGTGCTAACATTCCTTCTTTTATTCTTAAAAAGAATTTCTCATCAGGCAAATTATTAACACCACTACCTTTAGATGGTACAAGTTGATATACACTCAATGTAGTTACAGCAGGTGCCGTTACTTTTGGTTTATATCCTAAATATTGCGATAATGCTAAAATACTTCTAACATCTTCCGCATAAACCATTAAAGATTCTTTTAATGTATCATCAATATAATATGATAGAGAATCTCCAACATAAGATGCCATCTCTATAAACATCATACCAGGAGATGATTCATTAAAATCAGAATAAGTTTTTGGAAAATAGTTTTTAGCAAATTCTATTAGATTATTTCTAAATCCAATAAAATCCCTATCAAGATATTTTATATCTTTACCCTTATTCTTAAAATTTTTATTTGTTGTGGTTATTGCCATTTTTTATTTATTATTGAGCTATTGCAAATGAAACTGTATTCAAATCTGGTGTGTTTAATATACTAAAAGTTATTGATACATTTACCAAATTTCTATCTTTATTATCATTTGTTTGCTCTACATCAATTTGTTCAGCCGTAACATAAGGTAACCATTGTTCTAAAGCAGATTCAATTGCTGTTTCTATTTTAGAAGATAACGTATCATCGTTAAAATCAAATAATAATTCTTGAAGTCCGCTTCCAAATTCAGGTTGCATTATTCTTTCACCTTTTTTTGTAAGAAGTAAATTTTTAATATTTGATTTAACTTGTTCTGCCGTTGTAAATGATTGGTTAAAAGCAGTATTACCTATTTGAATTGGTAATGTTATACCTATCGCATAATCTTGATACTTTTTAGTATCCTGTACTAACTTTTGTCCTAATACAATTGCCATTATTTCTTAAATCTTTTTACAAGCTCAGAATAATCTCTATTAAAAGCTTTATCTAGTTCTGCTACTCCAGTATTTACACCCAATCCGGTTGGAGAAGGTCCTTTTGCTAAATCACCATAACCCATTTTTTCAGCTATCGCAGTTCTTCCTAAAATTGAACCCATATCACCCTGTCCAAAACTCATAGTTCTAAAACCACCATCACCACCAGTTGCAACTGCAGTTCTAGTTTCATTAAGAATTTGATTAATCATTGGATTTTTACTGTATGTTTTTTCTTCTATTGCTTGTTGTTTAGGTACATCATCACTTAGAATAGCCTTAGCCATAGATAATCCTTTTGATTGAGGTTTAGCCGGTTGCTTACCTTCTGCTAACATTTTTTTCATTTCAGCCTTCACTGTTTCCTTAATAAGAGCAGGTAATTGTTCTTTTAATTCCTCTTTAACTAAGATTTGAATGGCTTGTAATAATTTCTCAGTATTCATACGTCCTTATTTGTTATGTTTATAAATATTTCAATTGATTATTTTTGGGATTTAAGCCCAAAGAGTTGGGTCTTTTTGCAATTCTTCCCAATATTTGGCAAATTTTTTCGTTCTATCATCCAAACCATTATAACCACCATTGATACGTTTAGTTACAATTTTTATTGTATTAATAGATGAATCTACACATTTATCACCCAATTTATTTGCTTTCCAAAACATACATGCAGTATCGGAATAGTATTTTGTTGCAACTATTGTAGGATTACCAACAAAATCAGCTCCTGCCGTAGGTCCAAATTTTTTATAGTTTGCTCTACCTGTTAATTGAATATATCCTCGACCTTTATATTTCTTACCATCACCAGCTTCTGTATTACCTAAATCTTTTCTACCTTCGTATGCAGTTCCAGAAGCTATTTCTTCTTTATAAACAAAGTTACCAGATTCGTGATTTGTTTGTGCCAAAAAATGAGCTCTTTCTAATGGAGTTTTACCGATTCCATATTTTCTCATAGCAGTAACTAATTCAGATGGTACTTTCATTTTACTCTTATAATTAGGTACTGGTTTTATATCATCTTTTGGCTTTTCTTCTTCTGCTAATGGTGGGTCTGGTGTACTTTCAGCATCTTCCTCTAATCTTTGTTTTATATCTTGCTTTTTTTCTTCAGATGGTTCTTCTTCATCTTCAGAAACTTCATAAGCTGCGGCAGATGCTGTATTTATATCATCCCCTTCTAAAGATGCTTCTTCAGATGCAGCTAATTGTGCATCTGTCATTTCTATATCCGATGTATCAACTTCTTGAACTTGTTCTGGAGTATCTTCAACTTCCGATGGAATAGTACCGCCAGGTCTTGCTGGTGTTATTTGATATCCACTCCAATTTACAATTCCCGGACCAGGTGTACCCAATGGTGGATATAATGATATAGTATTTACTATACCCGTTACACTAGATAAATGGCTGGTTGCATATAGAATAAAATCATCTATAATTAAGGCAGGATTTTTGGTTGGCGGTATTGCTGACATAATTATTCGTATATTGAAACGTGCATTGGGTCATTACTACTCAACCACGTCATTCCTTGTGATTTAAATATAGCGGCTACTTGTTGAAACCCTTTATCAAATTCATTTAAGTCTCTAATTTTTTTACCACCACTATAAATACCATCATCTTTAAACTTATAACCATACGGATAAACTTCGGTATTCATATCGATTGCAGTTCCCCAACTATGATTAGACAAGCGATTTCCACAAGTTACATTTCTAACCGCTAATCCACCACCACAATTTTTGATATATTTTTGCAATCCCTTTTCTTTAATTTTTGATAAAGCTGGTTTAACTATTGCTGCTAAATCTTTGTGTACTAAAATCTTTTTATCACCCCCTGCCGTTGGAAACATTATTTCGGTACAATTTTTTACCATATATTCTTTATTAACCTTATACCAATTTCTAGGACACTTACCAGGATCTGTTCTTGATATTTCAAAACTTGGTGCAGTTCCCAAAGCAGGCCATACACCATTTCCACATCTTTTAAATAAAGCTTGGTCACCCCTAGCCACAGGTGGTGGTGTTTTTGGTGGTAAATCCGATGATGTTCCAGATGTACCAGACACACCACTAGGTGGGTTTGTTTCCGATACATCATCTCCACTATCTTCTGAAGTTGATTCTATTTCTTTTTTATATTCTTCAACATTATCATAAGCTTCATCTTCAGAAACATCACTATTATTTTTCATTGCAGCTTCTTCAGATTCAAATTCTTCTTCATATGCTTTTTGATTGGCTGGGTATTCTTCATCAATATCTATTTTTACAGCCTCTGCCTCAGCTTCATCAGGAGTTTGTACTCCCGGCAAACTTACCGCAGGTTGCCAAGTACCAGCATTTAAAACTGTGTTTGATATAACTTGAATGTTTACCGTTGCGCCTGTTGCTGGTATAGTTGGTATTGGGAATTCATTTAATGTTGCTCCTGTCCAATATGCTATAACACCCTTTCCCATTTCACCAACTAAATCGTATGGTTGTGTTGATGTTAATCCTTTATCTAAAGCAACTTTAAATAGTTGCTCCATCGCTTCTTTATTACCTTTTTTAATTGAAACTTGATGTAAAACATCTTTACCTCTTTTAACGGCGGCATCATACTCATCTGCCCATTTCTTTGCAGTAGTAGATGTATCGTTTATTGAATTTGGATTATTAGCAAATTCTAATAAATTATCTTTAAAAGTTTGCCAAGACATATTAACCTAGTTTTGATGTTACATTTTGTATATTAGATGTTGCTTGCGATTTTACACCATCTAAAGTATTTTTAGCCAAAGATACAGATTGCTTTCCACTTTCCATAGCACTTTTAGCAGCACTTAATGAACTTTTAGCGGCTGATTTTGCTTTGTTTGTTGCATCTTCTAATTGTGATTTTGCTTTTTGTTGAGCTTCTGATAATTTTGATTTTGCCGAATCTGCTGCTGATTTAGCTGCAGCTGCGGCTGCTGATGCTTTGTTTTTTAAAGCTGAAGCTTTTGATTTAGCTGCTGCTGCGGCTGCTTTAGCTGCTTCTAATTTTTCTTTTAATTTACCTTTTTTATCTTTTTTAGGTTCTGGTAATTTTTTCTTTTTAAACTTTGGAACAGGTGGTAACTTTGGTATATTAAAAGATGGCGGCTTTGGAATTTTTGGTATTTCGGGTAGCTTTGGTATTGAATTTTGTAAATTCTGCAATTGTGCATTAGCTTGCCCTTGTAAATTTTGAATCTGAGAACTAGCTTGTGCTTGTAAATTATTTACAATCGCATTACCAGAAGTTCCACTTGTGCCAGATTGTTGTATTGCATTAGCTTGTCCTTGAAATGTACTTAAATTATCCATATTAAGAAGTTTGATTTAATTTACTCAATATATTATTTAATTTTGATTTTATAGAACGAAAAGTTGGTACGTTTTCTGGTCCCATCTTTGTTGGTCCAGAAGGTGTTAAATAATTTTGAGCAACTATTGCATCAATTAATTCAGCTAACAAATCTACCAATTGTTGTCCTTTTACCATTGGCTCTAAATTCTCATTACCTAAAAATATAGAACCCTTTCCTGTATGAACGGCCACATCTCTATTATTAGTTACAATATGAATATTATCTTTAACACTAATATCAATCCCACCTTTATTATCGATTGACATCCCACCATCTGATATAAATCCGTAATTCTTTTTAGAATAGAATATCATTTCTGCTTTTTTTGCTGAAAGTATTATTCTATCAGAATTTAAAAGTAATTGGTTTCCTATTAATTTTTGTGGGTAGTTTTCAAATGATTCTGGCTTTGTTTCAAAATCAGTAGAACCTTTATCATCAACTGTGCCCGGTAGGAATGGTAATTGATATTGTTCAGATGACATAGCTATAATACTACCATCTCTATTAATATCTTCTTCAGCGCCTACATTTATATCTTTCTTTTTAGATTCTGAATTTTCGTTGTTTCTTATTATAATTGTTGGTGAAAATTTTCTATCTTTACCAGTACCATTATTATATCCACTAAATCTTATTGATTGGCCAAAGCGGCTTTCAAATAAAGTATCCCCTTCGTATAATTTTAATTTGTGAATACCTTGTTGAACTTGAAAGTAATCTCCATATCCATCATATTTTGTAGATTCATCTTTATTAGTTCTTGATATTCCTGTTGATTGTACTTTTGAATAGTTTTTTGAAGTTTCACTATTCAATGGTTGTGGGTCAAATAAATTTGATATGATAGTAGCTTCCGAATTTGCATTTGGAGAAACTTCTTGACCTATTCTTTTATAATAAACTTGACCACCTTGTCCTTGTACTATCTCTACCGATTCATTTCTTAATGGTAGTGTCTTTATATTTTTATCTAATGGAAATGCTATTGGTAAACTTGCCTCATCCGGTGTTTGTTGTCCAACGTACCTAAATTGAATAGCACCAATATATGATGATTCTTGCCCTTGAGCATCATCATTATTTTTTAAATATGGGTGAGTTTCATCTAATATTACGGTATAAACTATACCCTGTCCTTTTGATGTAGAATCTCCGGAAGTTTGTGCTGATTTAGCTGCTCCCGCCTGTCCGCTTTGTAATGGCATATTACTTCATTTTCTTTTTTAAATCCTCTAACTCAAATTCTAAATCATCAACTCTCTCTACTTCTTGTTTAGTTTCTTCCAACTCTTTGAGTAATTGATTCTTTTCAAATTCAGTTAAGAATCCATCCTGTCCTTCAGTTTTCTTTTCTGATGCTATAATTTTAGTTGCTATTGTTGCAAGTTTAACCAATTGGTCATCGTTTTTTACAGAACTATCAATTAGTGATGATAATATAGGTCCTACACTTGCTACATCGCCAGCATGCTTAATCATCTTTTTAAGTTCTTCTATTAAACTACTTATCTTCGCTTTCTTTGAAGTTTGGTTATTATAGATATCTTCGAAAAGAGAACTTAAATTCTTTCCTTTGAATAATTCGAATTCTGTTGACATATTAATATATTTACATTTTGTATGTATATAAATATGATTCTATTAAAATGTTGGAATTAAACTGGAATTACCTCAATGGTAATCTTAGGCTGATACCCGTCAGGTAGTTGTCTATTAATACCTTTGAATTCGTTTACTTTGTTCTTAAAATAAGTAATTTGTAATATACGGTCTGTCAGATTCATTACCGTTTGAGAAGAAGTAGACATCTCTTTAGTGTCCCTTTTCATATTCAATGCTGGTCTTTTTGGAAAATATTCCTTTCTCATAGCGTTTGCTATTTGTTTCCAATCTTCTACTTTATCAACTGATTTCTCTGCTGATAACTTTCTCATCTTTGATGATAAGTATTTTTCACCATGTGTATATCCAGCATCGGTGAACATATGTCCGTGATTTGTACGAACAACAGGTGATTCAGAGTTTTGAAGTTTAACATCAGGCTTATGCTTTGATGTAGTTTCAATACTAACCATATGTTTTGGAGATGATACAAATGTATGACCTTTCAAAGATAATCCACTCTTACCCTTATATGATAGTGTAGCTCGTACTGCATCCATAAGTGTAGGTTGTTTGATGATGTTTCTCATCTTATCCCCATCAGGTCCAGGTTTACCACCTTTCTTTACAATCTTATGTTCTGCTTCATCGTGCCCAACTAATAGTGCAGAGTTTACAACACCAATACCATTTTCATTTAACCCCTCACTCCAATCAGTTGTTAAATCATGCAGATATGCAACTTCAATACCATCGATGATAGTATGTACAATTTCTAAAGAAGGGTTGTAAGCTCTATCTCTATTTTTAGCTAAGATGAACTTATCCTTAATTTCTTTAGATACAATGATGCACTCTGAAAGTTTCATTTGTTATTGGATGTATGCGTTCAATTCGTATGAGTTTCTCATACCGTAAACTTGAATTTGAAGTTTCTTTCTTTGAACCTTACCACCTTTAGATAATTCAATACTAAATTTATTAGTCTTACCTTCCGATGGTTTACGAGGGCCCATTCCTATTTGTCTGAATGTATCATCGTCATTTATTTCATATCCTTTTTTCTCTGCGTATGCTCTAGCTGCATTTATAGCCGATGTATATGATTTGTGATATACTTCGTAATCAGATTTTGCTTCTTTTATTAATCCTTTTAACTTTATCATATTAAAATGCTATTGAAATTATATCCCCGTCTGCTTCTATCCAACGAACTTTTAATGCTAATAACTTTTTAAGGTCATTTGCTTCAAAACGATAACCACTACCAAAATTACCTTGCGCTTCGATATCCACAATCATTCCGTGGATACCATCAAAAATTTGAGAATGTTTTCCACCAATTACTTTTTCAAAAGCTTGAATTTGTTTTTGATGTATAGGTTTTAATTCTTTGAATGTTACCTCAGTTGCTTCGTTTAATTGAGTAAGTTTTATCATTATTTTTTAACTTTAATTTTCCAATATGTACCAAAACCAACATAAGGTGAGAATCCACCATTTGTACCATCTGTTGTTCTATTATTTACACCAATATTAAAATTATAGATTTTATCTTTTTTAGTTTTTAAGATTAAACCAGCTCCAACAGCTGATACATAATCAGTTTTATTAAATCCAGCATTCAAACCATAATATACTTGATTTCTAGCTGGCTCTTTAACAATCATTTCTTCTTTGATGATTCTTTCTTTTACTTTAGCATCCCAAGTTCTACCTAAAATTCTATTCTTTGTTTTTTAGTTACTGTTTTAATTTTTTCAACTTCTATGGTATCAATTGTATGTTTCAATACTTCGTATTTTTTACCATCAATTCTGATAGTTCTTCCACCTGGCATTACTCCACCTGGATTAAACCATTGTAAAAGTATGTAGATAATTAATGCTGCAATAGCAATGTTTTTAAAATTAACAAATTTTTTCATAAGACGTGTTTTTATGTGTATAAATATTAGAATGATAATTTTGAACCAATTTGGAAGTTATTCATTAAGTTAAACTTTGGTTCTAATGCCATAACTGCTTTATATGATGCGGAAAATCCAAATCTTCTACTAATTTTGTAATCATATCCCAATCCTGCTATGAAACCCGGTGTACGAGTTACCATACTAGCTCCTGTTACAGTATTCCAACTAATTGGGGAATTCATAAAGAATAATTGTGGTGAAAGTGTTGTTTTACGATTATATTGAAAAGGTTTAGTCCAAAATGCTACAAAAGATGACATTACACTTAAATCATATCCACTACCTTCCATCTTCTTCATTTGCAATCCAATTAAACCCACGTTATAACCATATGTACCCCACTTTGGATGTGGTTTGATATAAGTGTACCCCAACATCTGCATGAGCGTTCCTTTAAGGTATGCAGCAGTTACAGAGTATGAATGAATACCATTTAGCTTACCTTCTTCAAAATCCATTTTAGTCATTCCACCACTTACTGCAAATTGGTCTAAAGTACTCCAAACTAATGCGGTAGCTGAGTATGATTTATCGCCCATTAAAGATGATTTAGATATACCAGCACTCATCATTACAGCATATTTACCTTCTGCATCTTCTGTACCTGCTAAATCGGATGAAAGCATCATAGGATTAGCTCCTACTTTTTTTTCTTTCTTTTTTTCCTCTTTTTTCTTTTCTTCCTTCTTCTCCTCTTTCTTTTCTTCCTTTTTTTCTTCTTTGGATTCTTCCTTCTTTTCTTCTTTTTTCTCCTCTGATTTGGATTCCTCTTTCTTTTCTTCACTCTTACTTTCAGACTTAGATTCTTCTTTAGATTCAGACTTGCTTTCTGATTTACTCTCTGATTTTGTTTCGGATTTAGTCTCCGTTTTGGTTTCAGTCTTTGTTTCCGAAGATGATGACGAACTGCTTGATGATGAAGATGACGAACTGCTTGATGATGAACTACCACTTGCAGGTGGTGTAGAACTACTATTTGCAGGCGGTGGAGTTGATGCCGTTGGTGGTGGAGTTGCTGCAGCTGCACTACTACTTGCTGCCGCCGATGCCGAACTACTTGCGGCTGCACTTGCTGATGAAGATGCAGCTGAACTCGCTGCCGATGCTGCGGCTGAAGCTGCTTGTGCTGTTGCCTGACTTACAGTATTATTTACTGTTTGTTGTACAACTTGATTTGTTGGACATCCCATTGTTGAGTATGCCGCATAAACACCATTTAACCAAACTTGTACTACTCCACTTTGTACTTCAATTGGAGAGAATATTCTAACCTGATTATAAAATGAAACTACAGCGTTACCATTAACATATTGTGTAGTTACTAATTTTATTTCACCCGTACATTTATCTTTAGATTTAGGAAATGAGATACCACCTAAAGCATCTCTACCTTGGTATCTTAAAATTTCATTACCAAATCCAAACATACCATGTACTCCTAATTTACCGAATCTTTTACCAGCTCCTAAATAAAGTGTATGTTCTTTTCTAAAAAGTTCTTTACTAATAGGAAAATCTGCGATAGCAAGATTACCATTTGGATAGTATTGATTTCTATCTATATCGTAAGTCATTACATAATCTAAAATAAAGTATCCTTTTTTACCACCAATAGTTCCCCAAAAGTTAGCTTGTTCATTATTAGTGTGTCCAAATCCTGCCGTAAAACGTATAGGTGCTTTTCTTATTGTATCTCTCTTTCCGTTTTCATAAATATGAATTACACTTCTTTGTCTCCATCCCCAATCATCATACCAAATATAAGGAAATGGTTGATACCACCCCCAATTACCCCAATAATATCCATATGGGTTTGCTATTGTAGGTCTCCATCTACGAACTAATGGTTGATTAGGAACAGGTTGACCTGGTCTGATTGGTTCAGTTTGTGTTCTCCATTTACTAACTCCTTCGTTTCTTTGAGGAATTGATGGCTGTACTCTAGGAGTTTCCACTCTTTGTTGAGGTGGATTAGTTCTCCAGCTACTAACTTGTGAGAAAACTAGTGTTGGTACAAATGCCAATAAAAATAATAGGTTTTTCATAGGTATATTATTTAGTTACCTATAAATATAAAAAAAGGGAGTATTCACTCCCTTTTAATTTTAATTACCTTTAGATGGAAATCTAGCCCATCCATTAACCCATACAGGCTTATCTAATTCAGGTATTACCACATCTATCTCCTTATTACTCTTTGAAAGTGCTAATGTTTTCAATTGGTCATTTGTTAAGATTGTAGTTGCTTTACTGATAAAGTTTAAGGTGGGATTAAATGTTCCTACTGAATTGTTTTCAAATACTGAAACTCCATCTTTTACGAATTGTGCAGTTTCATTACTTTCCAAACTTAAACCACCTTTCATCCAACCCCAAATAATACTATTC